ACATCTAGAGTTGGAGAAAATGATCTTATAACAGATGAAGCTGTTTCACAACAACCATTCCTTGGATCATTATTTAAATCTCAGAACGCACAAACTTGGGAACCAAGTCAGTGGGAAGATCTTAAATTTAGATTGAATAGATGTGAATTTGAGACTGAAGGAACTGTAAATCTTTATAACCCAATATTAACTCAGGGTAATGGACAAGTTCCAAAATTAATGCCAGATTCTATTAATTTAGTTTCAAAAGAACTAAGGGTTGGATTGACAACATTCCTTTCAAAAGGAGCAGTTACTCCTACATTAAACACCTTGAAGCCTGGTATGGAAGTGTATCAGACAGGTACTTCTAATAAGGATGCTTATAGAATTGCTACTGGACAATTAACTGCTTATGCTGGTATTGCTACTGGTTCAATGGGTATTGTTAATGCTGGTATAGGTTATACTCCTGCTTCTGGTTCTACATCATATACTGGTATTGCTGTAACTAATATTTCTGGATTTGGTCGTGACATGACTGTTAATGCAACTATTACTAATGGTTCAGTTGCATCTGCTACTGTTGCTCATTCTGGAAGTGGTTATCGAGTTGGTGATGTTGTTGGAATAAGCACATTTGCCACTGGACGTAATGCTAGACTTTCTGTAACTTCTATTGGAGGAACAGATCAGTTAATATTGGATCAAGTTCAAGGTGACTTTGATTTAACAAGTGATCTCTTCTATGATATTGCTGTTGGTGTGGGAACTACTATGAATGGTGGTAGCACTAAGGCAAGAACAATTGAAGAAGTTAGTGATGGATTACATTTCACTGTTGATCATAGAAATCATGGTATGCATCATGAGCAAAACTGGGTTACTTTAAGTAAGGTAGAACCAGATCAAGTTCCAACAACACTGACAGTAGCATATGCTTCTGATGCGACAACTGCAATATCAGTTGCTCAGACCTCATCCTTTGGATTATTTGAGAATGTTTCTGTTGCATCATCCAATCCAGGATATGCACGAATTGGTGAAGAAATTCTTACTTATACAAGTGCTGCAGGTGGAACTCTTAGTGGAATCACTAGAGGATCTAATGCAAGGCAATATCCTGTAGGAACTCCTATTGTTAAGTATGAACTTGGTGGAATATCTCTTAGGAGGATTAATAAGAATCATCATTTAAATGATGTTACTACATCTGCTGTTAATAAGGAAACGATTACATTCGATTCCTATAATGTTAAAGTTGATATGGGGCCAGTTGGTGGAATCGGTAGAAGTACTTCTGAAAGTTTCCGCAAACTGTATATTGATAGTACTAAAACTACTGGTGGTTCAAATATTCATGCAACTCAGAATATGCAATTTGAACTTATCTCACCAATGATTCAGAACGTAACAGTTCCTGGAACTAATATTAATGCATCTATAAGATCAACTTCTGGAACTAGTGTTAATGATGGGGCTGGAACAGGAACAGACTTATCCTTTATTAATCAAGGAGATGAATCTGTTACATTGAATAAGACTAATTATCTTGATTCACCTAGAATTATTGCTTCTAGGATTAATGAAACAAAACAACCTGGAATGACAGATTTGATTGGTAATAGGTCATTTGCTATGGAATTAACATTACAAACAAGTGATTCTCGTTTATCACCTGTTATTGATGGACAAAGAATGTCTGCTGTTTTGACTACTAATAGAATTAACACTCCTGTTAAGAATTATCTAACAGATAAGAGAGTTAATCAACTTAATAATGATCCTACAGCATGTCAATATATTTCTAAAGAAAATACTTTAGAAAATTCTGCTACATCAATTAAGATTATTCTTTCTGGACATGTTAATGAATTCTCCGATCTCAGAGCATTCTATGCTATTAGTGAAACAGAAAACTTTGAACCAATATTTACACCATTCCCTGGATATGATAACTTGAATGATCGTGGTCAAATAATTGCTCTTAGTGATAGTAGTGGAAGACCTGATGCTAAAGTACCTAATTCTGATATTGGTGGATTCTTATCTAAAGACTTAGTTTATAGGGAGTTTACATTTAGTGCTAATGATTTACCATCCTTTAAGTCATTTAGAATTAAGTTAGATCTAACTTCATCTAATCAGGCATATGTTCCTAGAGTTAAAGAACTAAGAGTCATAGCTCTTGCTTAATATGAATAAAAAACATGTTAGAGTAAAGGATCATAGCAATTTAGTTAGAGATCCTTCTACAAATTGTATTATTAATACGAGTCACTCTGAATATGATCAGTATTTGGCTCGTCGTAAGCAAAAAAGAGGTGAGCATGAAAGAGTTGATAGTATGGAACAGGATCTTAGTGATCTTAAAGGTGAAATTAATGAAATCAAATCTTTACTTAAAGAGTTAGTCAATGGCAAATAATAAAGTTATTTTTGATCCTGATGCTGGAGTTGCATTTCCAGTAAATCTAACCCTTAATACAGGTGCTGATTTCAATGCGACTTTTGAAGTAGTTAATACTTCAAATACAGGATATAACTTTTCTACTACAAATTCTCTTGGAGTTAATACTACAAGTGGATGGACAGGATCTTCTCAGATGAGGAAAAGCATCTCGATTGGATCTGGTACTACTGCTGATGCTACTTTTTCAGTTGGTATTGATACTACTGCTTCTGTTGGTTATGGATTTACAATTTCATTAGGTTCAACTGACACAAGAAACCTTAGTCAGGGAAGATATATGTATGATGTTTTGGTTAGTTCTGGTGCAACAATTTATAGAATTGTTGATGGAATGATCTATGTGAGACCTGGTATCTCATCTGCACTATAAATATTTTAGGAGAATAATACGTAAATGGCTCAACCATCCAGTCGAACAGAACTTGTAGATTACTGTAAAAGGCAGTTAGGTGCTCCAGTATTGGAGATTAACATAGCTGATGAACAGGTAGAAGATTTGGTGGATGATGCTGTTCAGTTTTTTCAGGAAAGACACTTTGATGGTGTTTATCCTGCACTTTTTAAGTATAAACTTACACAAGAAGATATTGATAGAGGAACCTCTCAACCAGGTAAGGCAGGTGCTACAGGTATAACAACAAGTACTGCTCAAGAGAGCTTTGATGGTTCAACTCAAACATTTACATGGAATGAGAATGGTAATTATTTGAAAGTACCAAATAATGTTATTGGGGTTACTAAGATATTTCACTTTGATGGATCCAATGCCATCACAAACAATATGTTTAGTGTAAAATATCAGTTATTCTTAAATGATATTTACTATTGGGGTGCTGTAGAACTTCTTAGTTATGCAATGACTAAGACATATCTTGAGGATATAAATTTTCTATTAACAACTCAAAAACAAATAAGATTTAATAAGAGACAGGAAAGATTATATTTAGATATTGATTGGAATACTGTAAGTAAGGATGATTTTATTATCATAGATTGTTTCTCAACTTTAGACCCAAGTGATTATTCTAAGGTTTGGAATGATTCTTTCTTAAAGAAATATCTTACTGCTCTTATGAAGAGACAGTGGGGTCAAAATTTAATTAAATTCCAAGGAGTAAAACTACCAGGTGGAATTGAATTAAATGGTAGACAAATTTATGATGATGCAGAAAAAGATTTGGAAATAATTAGAGAGCAAATGTCTAATACTTATGAACTTCCACCATTAGATATGATAGGGTAGTGTTATGGTACTTAATCCCTATTTTACTCAAGGTACTAGTTCTGAACAAAATCTAGTTCAAGATTTAATAAACGAACAACTAAGAACTTATGGTGTTGAGATATTTTATCTACCAAGAAAGTTTGCTACTGAGAAATCAGTAATTAGAGAAGTTGTTCAATCTAAATTTGATTTAGCATTACCATTAGAAGCATACGTAGATAACTACGATCAGTATTCTGGTGCAGGAAATATTCTATCAAAATTTGGTATTCAATCTCAGGATGAGGTTAGGTTAGTTATATCAAGAGAGAGATTTGAAACTTATATTACACCATTAATAGAAGATCAAGCTAATATTAAATTATCAACTAGACCAAAATCTGGTGACTTGATATGGTTCCCTCTTGATGATCGTGTATACGAAATCAAGGATATTGAGTATGCAAAACCATATTATCAACTCCAAGATTTATATACTTATGAACTTACTTGTGAACTCTTCCGTTACGAGGATGAGGTTATTGATACTGGAATTGATGATATTGATGATAACCTAGTTGGTGATGATGTTGATGGAAGTACTGATGATGGTATTAATACTATTCAGGGTACAACCATTACTCTTACAATGGTTGGAGATGCTGCTCAAGCAACTGCTGAGACTGGGGTAGTACAAGGTGGTATTCAATGGATTCATATACAGAATAGAGGTGGTGGATACATTTATGCACCTTCTATTGGAATTGGATCTGCACCTGCTGGAGGACTAACTGGTATAGCAACGGCACATATGCTTGGTGGAATTGTTGTATGTACTGATAGTGCCAATCCAAAGGCACAAGTTGTTCAAGATGTTCGTCTGGTCAATCCAGGTTATGGATATACTGCTGGGCCAGGAATTACATTTACTGGTGGTGGAGATGGTGTTTGTGTATCTGCAGCTGCAACATCTAAAGCAGAACATGGAACTATTGGTATAATTACAATGACCTCTGGTGGTTCTGGATATACCACATCACCAACAATATCATTTACTGGTGTATCTACTACAGGTGCTGCTGCAACCGCAGTGGTAAGTGCTGCAGGAACAATCTCTGCTATACATATTACTAATGCTGGTGCTGGTTACACTGTAGCACCTACAATTAGCATTGCTGCTCCAGGAACTTCAAGTACTGGTAACTTTAGTTTTAATGAGATAGTTACTGGTGGAACTAGTGGAACTACTGCACGGGTAAGGACATGGGATGGTAATACAAATATACTCGAACTTGCTTCAGTTGATGGAACATTTACTCTTGGAGAGACTCTAACAGGATCAGTATCAGGTGCTACTCGTGATATAAGAATTATAGATACTGTACCAGATAATGAAGAATATGCAGATAATTTCGATATAGAAACTGCTGCAGACGAGATTCTGGACTTCTCTGAACAGAATCCATTTGGACAACCCTAAATAATATACCAGGTCTATTACTATGTTTGAATATTTTTATAACGAGATCTTCAGGAAAACGATTATTGCTTTCGGAACTCTTTTTAATGGGTTGGAAATCCAGCAAGAAGGTTCTGTAACTAAAGTTCCTTTGGCCTATGGACCTACTCAGAAATTTCTTGCGAGAATTGAGCAGACTCCTGATTTAAATAAACCAACGGCAATTACTTTGCCAAGAATGTCCTTTGAATTTACAGGACTTACTTATGATTCTTCAAGAAAAGTAACTACTACTCAACAATTTACTGTTAAAGATCCGACTGATGGTAAGATAGTTAAGAAAGCATATATGCCTGTTCCTTATAGTATGCAATTTGAACTTAGCATCATGTGTAAGTTAAATGATGATGCTCTTCAGATAGTAGAACAGATACTTCCATATTTTCAACCATCATATAATTTATCAGTTAGACTTGTAGAAAGTATTAAAGAGAAAAGAGATATTCCAGTTATATTAGAAAGTGTAAGTATGGATGATCAGTATGAGGGTGATTTTACTTCTCGTAGAGTCTTACTTTATACTTTAAGATTTAGTGCTAAGACATACCTATTTGGCCCAGTCTCTACTGCTACTTCCGATATCATCAAGAAGACATCTATCAATTATCTTTCTGGTGGATCCAAGAGTGTTGAGAGAGATGTTACTTACTCTGTCACACCAAGAGCAGTTAAGAGTTATAAGGGAACAGTTATTAGTAACTTAGCTGCTGATGTTGACTTGACTCAAACAACTATTAATCTTACCTCTGGTGGTGGAAGTGCTGTTGAACTCAAGAAGTATATTGATGTTGATGGTGAGGAAATGTATGTAACTGCGAAGAGTGGTGATGTGATTACCGTAGAAAGAGGTGCGGATAATACAACTGTTGTATCTCATTTAACAGGAGCAGAGGTTAAGAGTATTGATTATGGTACAGCATCTTCTGGTCTCGGTGAGGATAGTGATTTGATTGAATTTGGTGATGACTTTGGATTTGATGGTTCCTATGCATCTGGGGTTGGGTGATGAAAATGAGTAAATTAGATGATACATTTAATATAGAATCGAGTATTGTTCCTGAAGTGAGCACTACTCCTGAAGGAGGTTGT